TTTATACTTATAAGTCATTTTAGAAAATTAATTAAATATGATTGTGTTAATACTCATGCATTTTAATTAATAGTTTTGTATTTATAGAAAATATCATTATAGAGATAAAAAATATATAACATGGCAATTTCTGAAGATAGTAAACAAAAAATGTTTATATTAATGGCAAAATTAAACCCGACTTTTAAAAAAAGAGAGGTTTTAAACGAAGACGAAGATAAATGGATTCAAGGGGCAGTCAATCCAGAGCATAAAGGTTATTGTACTCCAATGACTAAACCAACCTGTACGCCTGCACGTAAAGCATTGGCAAAACGTTTTAAGAAAGGTGTTGAAAATGAAACATATGGTACACCCGACCCGCTTGGAAAATCTATGGCTAAACCAATTCAAGAAGAAATTGGACTTAAAGAAGCAACTGGACCAGATTCACCAATTCATGCATGGGTAATGTTTGGTTATAATTTTTCGCCAGATTTCATTGAACAAGTATGGCAGAATGAGCAGAATATGGTACAGCATTTAAAACCTAAATTTGATTCGTTTTACAAGCAATATGGTGCAGATGCAGTAATGAATCGATTCTATGCTGAACTTGATGGCAGCAATCAGAAAAAATTAGAAGATTGGGTATTGGCTAAACAAATTAGTGAGGAAGAATTAGGTGGAGAGCAACAGCCAGTTGATATGCAACAACCAAGCGAAAAATTTCGTGCAGAAGTAACTGGAAAGGGTGAAAATGTTTGGTCGACAAATGCAATGGAATATAATACAGAAGAAGAAGCAAAAAAATGGTTAGATGGTTTATCTGGTCGTTGGTTTGGATATGATATGGGTCGTGTTGTTCCAGTTTCAACTCCGAAAGGGCAACCAGTGGATATAAAAAATGATATTATTTATCAAAATTTTAGAAGGTAATTATGAAAAAGCACACTAAAGAAAGATTACTTGAAATAATGCAAAGGGTTGACCCTTCATTTACAAATGAGGGCGTTAATCTTAATATGTTTTATCGACCAACCGAATATAAGAAAAAAGCAGAGGAAATTAAATTACAAATTGATAAACTATTCAATGAAGAAGAGTTTGGTGATATTGATACTTTATATAGGTTATTAATAAAAAGAAATAAGCCAATTGCACAAGCATCACCACAAGAATTACAAGAAATTTTTGATGCTCTCGGAAGAAATGAGAATGTTGAAGAAAATCAAGAGGTTCTAAATGAAAGACTTGAGACTTTTGCAAGCAATATTCATTCGGAAATTAGTAAAATTCCTGGACTTAAAAGACTTAATTTATGGTCAACTGCAAACGGCTTTGTTGGATTATATAGGTATGAGAAAGACGGAAATGCATATGAAATAGAAATACGCCCTGTACAAGTCGGACAAAATAAAGCAATGTGGGGCAATCAGATTAAAAAAAGAGAAGATAGAAATGGACATCAAGAGTAATCCAAGAAAATGGAGTTCTAAATATTGGCAACAGAACGACATTTCTGATGTGTTAAAAGAAGTGATTGAACCAGAGGCAGTTGATGTATCTACAATTAAAATGAATGATACGCTTTGCTCTATGATTTGGGAATCAGATGAAAAACTGAAACCCGAAGTAAGAGAGGTATTGCTTAAAAATGCCAAAAGGTTTATTGAGTTTTCTGATGTTGAAGGCTTAAAATTTAATGATATTGTATTGACAGGCAGTCTTGCCAATTATAATTATACTGAAGATTCTGATGTTGATGTTCATATTATAATGGACTTTAATCAGATTTCTGAGAATAAAATTTTTGTTGGTGAATTTTTAATGTTGAAGAAAGCATTATGGGCAGAAAAACTTCCAATACAGGTTAAGGGTCATGATGTTGAAATGTATTTTCAAGATGCTAATGAGCCACATCATTCTTCGGGTGTATATTCTCTTGCTAAAGATAAATGGATTAGAAAACCCATAAAAAAAATTGTCAATGTTGATATGGCAGACGTACAGTTAAAAGCGGCAGATTTAATAAATAATATTGATGAACTTGAAGACGATAAGGACAGTGAGGAGTTTTTAAAAAAATATGAACAGTTAAAAAATAAAATAAGAAAATACAGGCAAACCGGACTTGATAGTAGTGGTGGTGAATTTTCTGTGGAAAATCTTGTATTTAAGATATTAAGGCATTCAGGATTTTTGAAGAAGATGACAGAAATGAAGAATGAATACTTGGTAGATGAATTAACCTTAGACGAAATTAACGAATAATACGATGAAAAGATTTATACTAACAGAGGCTCAATTGAGGGAGTACGTAGAGAACAAGAAAGCCGAAAAAGTTTTTTATGAAATTGTTGAGAGTATTCATAAAAATCAGAAGTTTCTTAAGGAAGATGTTTCGCATAAAAAGGCAAATCAATCTATAATTCATAGATTTATGGGTAAAAAACTTATTAATCAAAGAGTAGCTGAAATGCTTATTAAGTATAAAATTACTGATGAAACTGGTCAAATTATCTAAGTTTCTTAATTTTTCGTTCTAAATAAAGTATTTATAAAAAAGTTTAATAAAATAACGACATTAATAAAATCATAGTCAAATGGCAAAACATACAAATAAAGAGGCATATTTCGAAAGACTAAAGAATTTAGCTGAAGTAAATAAGCCAGCACTCAAAGAATCCAAAATACGTAACTTAGGCAGTCTTATTGATTATAAGAGGGCAGCCGATGGCATTGCATATGGTATTGTTAAGGAGAATCACAATTACTTCCTTAAGGTTGGTGGTACAAAACAAGACCCTGATGTTGCAGATTTTGCATACATTGGTGGATTGGCAAACATCACTGGTTTTAAATATCCTTCATTAGCTGAAGCCGATAAGCAAAGAAATATGATTTTTCATACTATCAATGAAGCCAGTTCAATGAAAGTAGATAAGAACGGTAGCAAAAGGAAAAAACTTAATGAGGACAGGGCAGGTGAAGAAATCGACCAAGCTGTAAGCAAGGTTGGTGATTTAGATGCTGCTACAAGTGCTGAAGCAATGCCTCCTGCTGAACCAGTTTCTGGTCCTGAAGGTGGTGATGAAATGGCTGCTGGATTAGGCGCAAAACCTACAGATAAAACATCTGCAGAAGAACCTTCACCAGAAGGCGAAGTGCCTCCTGCAGAAGATAGTGTTCCTGCGCCTGAAGGCGGTGAAGAATTGCCATCTGCTGATGATACGAGTGAACCTGCACCTGAAGGTGATGAAAATCCCGATGGTGAAGATACGGGTGAACCTGCACTTGGTGGTGATGAAAATCCTGAAGGTGAAGAAGGTGCTAAAGATGAAATCAAATCGGATATTGGCAAAATTGGTGAAAAGGTTCAAGATAAAACTCTTGACGATAAAAAGGTTGTTGACTATGTTAATATGTTTCTTGGATATTTCAAAGATAATTTTGTTGATATGCCAATTGAAGACCGTAAGGAATTAGCAAAGAAAATACTTGAAGTTACTAAAGACCAAAACATTGATGACCTTGAACAAACAATGCCATCAGAGCCAGTAACAGCAGACGGTGCTGCAGGTGGTGTTAAAGAAGAAGAACAACCTTGTGCAGAATGTGGTAGCTTACCAGAATATGCAAAATCAAGAGGTTATGATACTGCACAGTCTTTCATGGAATGTGGCGATGAAGAAAAGGCAAACGTAATTAGCGGATATGCAAATGCTCATAATGACGGACAAAATGATGGTGATTTTAAAACTGTTGCTATTGTTATTACTCCAGAAATTCTTGAAAAACTCAAGGGTGATTACGGTCATGATGAATATGCAAATCAAGTTGAACCACTTGCTAATGAAATGAATGAATCATCAGATGAAGATAAAATGGCACAACTCAATGAACTTTGGGGTAGTGAAGGTGCTGTTGCAGAAACAGTTAATGGTATAGACCCTTCAAATACTCAAGTTAGTGAACCTAACATGCTCAAAGAAACTGATAAAAAGGTCGCTCCCGGAAATAGAGTGGTTAGCGAACCTAACATGCTTAAAGAAACCAATAAAAAAGTTGCTCCAGGAAATAAAGTAGTTGGTGAACCTAACATGCTTAAAGAAGAGGATGACGAATTGGAAAAACCAGAAGGTCTTGAAGCAGGTGAAACTCCCGCAGAAGAAAAGACTGAACATGAACCAGGTGGAGAAGAATTTGGTGGAGAAGAAACTCCTGCAGCAGACGGTATTAGTTTTGCTCCAGAAGGTCAAAGTCTTGGCGTAGGAACAATTAAACCTGATGGCGCAGGCGTTGAAATTTCAATTGAACCCGATAAAACTGTTAACATCAGCATGAATGAAAGCGAAGTAAAATTAAGAAAATATGTTCGCATGAAACTTGAAGAACTTGCAGGTAAAAGAAAACCAAGTTTGAACGAAAGTAAAAAATCTCCTGTATTGAAAAAACTCGATGCAGTAATTGCTGAACAATTCAAACTATATGAAGGTGTAATACTTAAAAAAAAGGGTAAACTAACAGAAGGTGCTGTGAATGAAATTTTAGGATTTAGCGTTGCGGAAAAATTTGCAAAGTTAGACCCGAATGATGAAGCAGGTGTTAAGGCACTATTTCAAGAAGCATTCAAAAATATTCTCATGAATCCTCATATGAGTGTTATTGGTGATAATGCAAAGAGAGCAACTACTGCTGAAAAATATAATCTTATTAAACAATATGTTGAAGGTAATGGTGGTACATTGAGATTAGATAAAGCAGGTAGACCAATTTATATGTCAAAACAATATCAAAGTACTGGAATTCAAACACCACAAGGTGGTGGTAGCACAGGATTACGTGGTATATAAGTTAAATTAATGTAATAAATAAAAAAACCCGAAGAAATTCGGGTTTTTTTGTAACATTTTGTTATAGTATTACGTATAACAGACAAAACTAATAATATGAAACAGAGAAATTATCAATACTTGAAGTTCAATAGAACTTACACTGGCGGGTCAAAAGAAAAAGAACTCGAAATTTTTAACCATGTACAATATGGTAATAATGAATGCGATTGGATTGAATATCGCAGAATTTTATTTCCTTATCTCGAAGATGTGATGCATATCAATTTTTCCCGTTCACTTGCAAGTAAAGTTTTAAGTTATATTCTTTTAGGACTTTCCTTCCTTACAATATTTTTACATGTTCAAGCACTATCAATAATTATAGTTTTATTATCAACATTTTTCTATGTTTTACATAAATTTTTCGAAAAGAAAACTACGGAAACCCTATCCTCATATAACATGTCAGTTAGTATTGTAAAAAACGAAATAAAAAACATAACGGGTTTAGATATTTGACTGTATTTATAGGAAACTCACAGTATGGAATCTGATGACAAGAAACTCAAGTTGATTTATGTGTTGAAAATAGGCTATAATTCTAAAGATGAGGGGTTATATGAGTTTATTTTTTCTACGGATGAAACTAACGTAGATATTGAGGCATGGTGCTGGGACTTAGAACCCGCTTGTAATAATGCATTACCGCCAACCGAAGAATTTATTAATGCAATTTTTAATCTTAAGACCAAATCTTTTGACTTATTTTGTTTACATGAAGCAGTTGATAGACCGTATATGCATGGTTATAATACAATTCATGCTCTTGCATATGAAATTGAAAAACAGGGTGATACAAGTAATGGCTTTGCTCAATATGACAGCATGTTTGCTAAAGACGAAGAAAATGCACCATTATTGGTTTTTCATTACGGTATGTCGTTGACGAGAGTTAAGGATTTACTTTATGCACGTAAAATTATATTGAAAAATAACGAATTTGTTGAAACCTCTTCGTTGAAATTAGAATAACTACGTATTTATAATTGCCCATCTTACCAGATTCGGAAGAAGCGGGTTATGGAGCGTGATACATCAAGATATGTACCACGCTTTGCGGTTTTATACATATATGAGTATTTATTGTAAATATTTATATATGAGCGTTAACATCGATTTAAATCTCGGTTTCGATAAAGATGAAGATGAAGGTGCGGAACACATTCCTTTAGTGCCGTATGATTTACAAAGAGAAAAGGATAAAGAAGTTGCAAGAAAACTGGCTGATGAACTCCGTAAAAAGGTTGGAAGAATCGAACCTATCATTATTACAAAAGACGGAATTGTAAAAAAAGCAAAAGAATTAACTGTAGAAGAACAAGAATTTGAATTTGTTCGTTGTGCTACAAATCCATTTTATTTTATTGAAACATATTTAACAATTTTTGACCAGACACAGGGTAAAGCAGGTCTTATTGTACCATTTAAATTATTTGACTTTCAAAAGAAGTTAATTCGAACTTATATGGACAACAGATTTGTTGTTGCAAACAAATATCGTCAAGCAGGTGTTTCAACAACCACCTGTGCATACATTGCATGGTATATAATGTTCAACAGTAACAGACAGGTTGCTATTGTGGCAGATAAACTTGAAACAGCACGTGATGAAATTATGAGTGATGTAGTTTTATTCATTGAAAGTTGTCCGACTTGGCTGAAGCCAAAAACAGGTATGGTTGATGGTAAGAATTTAAAAGATACTCAGAAGGATAAAATTTATGACAATAATTCTCGTTTAGGTGCTTTCTCATCTAAAGGTCTTCGTGGTATGACACCTACTTTGATATTCTGGGATGAAACTGCATGGACAGAAAAGGGAGATAAATTCTGGACCGCAGCAAGACCTACATTAGGTACTGGTGGTGGTGCTATCATGGTTTCAACACCTTCGGGTCTTGATGCAGTTTTCTACAAACATTTTGATGGTGCTCGTAGGGGAGAAAACAACTTTAAGGCAGTTGAATTATGGTGGTATAATGACCCAAGATATAATAAGGGTCTTGAGTGGGTGAAGAATAAAGGCAAGGAAAATGAGATTCGTATAACTGACGAAAATTGGGATGCTGAGAAACGTAGTAAAATGGTTGAAGAATTCTGGGAAGCAAGTTCTCCTTGGTTTGAAGAACAAGTAAGGGATGCTAACGGTGATATGCGTAAAATCAGTCAAGAATTACTTTGTTCTTTCTTAGGGTCTGGTGATAACTTTATTGCTGAAGAATATCTTTTACGTATTCAAGAACATGAAGTTCTGGTTCCAATCAAACAGGAATATATGGATATGAATTTTTGGGTTTGGGAAGACCCAATTCCTGGCGAAGATTACATAATGGGAATTGATGCTTCTCCGGGACACGGTGAAGACAGTTCAACGATTAACGTTTTAAAGGTCAAGCAAATAATTGAAGAAAAACTTATTACCAAAGGCGAGAAAGTTAAAAAGACTAAAATACGGAGAAATAGGGTTTATCAAGTTGCTGAATATATGGGCAAAATAGTACCACAAGTACTTGCTGAAGTAGCATACCAATTTGCAAGAAGATATAATAATGCTTATGTTGTTGTTGATATCACAGGTGGTTATGGCGTTCAGACCGTTGAAAAATTATTGGAATATGGATATGAAAATGTTCATTATGCTGAAGTAACGCATAAGCCATCAAGAGATAGATTACAGGGATATATTAAGAAGGGTCAAAAAGCAATGGCAGACGGATTGATTATTAATGTTGATTTAATTCCCGGATTTTTTGTTGGTGGTAATCGTTCATCAGTAGTGCTTGAAATGCAAAGAGCGATACATATGGAAGACGTGATTATTAGGTCAGTCAGATTACTCAATGAACTTAAAACCTTCGTCACAGTGCCCGGTAATAGGGTTGCAGACCATAAACGTTCATTCCACGATGATAGTATCATGGGATTATCGATTGCCTTATATGTTTTAAACTATGATATGGCAAGATATAAACAAAGTAAGGGTATTACAGAAAAAATGCTTAATGCAATTATGACCGTAAATGATTTCGCTGAAATGGATAAAAGAATGAATAGCGGAAATACTAATACTAATATTTTCAAGAATAAACCCATGATTTCACCTAATAGCACTAATCCAATGAATCCATACATGGTAAATGCGTGGCTATTTGATGGAATTAAAGATAAAAACAAAAGATAGAATGTATTTATAACTACATGACTTTTGCTAAAAATCATAGTATTTATAAAAAACTATAATAAATTATAAAAATGGCTGATGAGAAACAAAATAAATTAACAATATACCAGCAACTTAATGGATTGTTAAACCTTGATGGTATGGGTTTTACTGATGGAATGCCCATGTCTTCGACTGCAAGTGTTGGTACATCTGTTGCTCCACCAAGAGAAACCAAGATAATTATTAAGGGTAATACTCCCGAAGAAATTCATCAGAAAGGTTTGGAATTGGAGCAGAAAAAAGAACTTCAAAGCAAATTCTTTCGTACAACTGACAGAGGCTTTCAAAAGGCACTTCAATATGAAGCAGCCAGACTTCCTGCATATATTGATTATGAAGGTATGGAATATTACCCAATTATTAGTAGTGCATTGGACCTTTTTATGGAAGAAGCAACAACAATTGGCTTAAACGGTAAAATGTTAAACATTTATTCCAACAAAGAACGTGTTAAGTATTTACTTGAAGAATTCTTTTATGATATTGTTAATGTGAATGTTAACTTACCTTTTTGGGTAAGAAACCTATGTAAGTACGGTGATAATTTCGTATTGCTTTACGGTGAACGTAAAAAGGGTATTACTCACGTAAAACAAATGGTAAATTATGAAATTGAAAGATTTGAAAGAATACAAAACGGTAAGCCTTTAGTAAAATTTAAAGAAAGAATGACGGGTGACGAATTCAACGTATTTGAAATTGCCCATTTCAGATTATTGGGTGACGACAAATACTTACCATATGGTTCATCAATTCTTAATAAAGTTCGTAGAGTTTTCAGACAATTAGTTATGGCTGAAGATGCTATGTTAACTTATCGTATTATCCGTGCAGGAGAAAAGAAAGTATTCAAAATTGACGTAGGTAATATTGACGAAGACGATATTGAAAACTATATCTATAAGGTAGCAACGAAATTCAAAAAGACCGCACAAGTGCAACCAAATGATGGACAAATTGATTATCGTTTCAACATACTTGGTAATGACGAAGATTATTTTCTTCCAGTAAGAAATGCAAATACACAAACAGGTATTGAAACTCTTCCGGGTGCAAGTAACTTGGATGCTATTCAAGACATTGAATATCTTCGTGATAATTTGTTTGTTGGACTTGGTGTTCCTAAACCTTTCTTAAGTTTTCAAGATGCTGCAGGTGCAGGTAAAAATATGGCACAATACGATATCAGATTTTCTAAGAAAGTCAATCGTATTCAACAGGCAATAATTCAGGAACTCAATAAAATGGCAATGATTCACCTATACCTTTTAGGTTATACTGGTGATGATTTGAAAGACTTTACACTTACTCTTACCAATCCTTCAACTCAGCAAGAATTACTTAAGTCTGAATTGATGCGTGATAAAGCACAAACTTATACTGAGTTAACACGTGCAGAATCTGGTATTGCTGCTATGTCACACACAACAGCTAAGCGAGTATTATTCAATATGAGCGATAGAGAAATTGTTGAAGACTTGAAACAGCAGAAGATGGAAAAAGCAATTATGCAAGAACTTCAAGATGCTCCTGTTCTTATTAAGAAAACCGGATTATTTGCAGATATTGATAAGAGATATGGTGAAGCAAATGCTGCACTTGGTGCTCCAAGCGGTGGTACTGAACAAGGTGGAATGCCACCTGCAGGTGGTGCAGGCGGTGGAATGCCACCCACAGGCGGTGCAGGCGGTCCGGGTGCACCAGCACCAATTCCGGGATTACCAAATCAATCTCCTGCAGAACTTCCACCAATTGAAGCGCAAGAAAATGTTCGTGGAAGAAAAGTATTGAGTGAAGAAGAATATAATACTCGGGTTGAAAAACTTGTATTTGGTAGCACTCAGCAACCCGATACAAAAAAAGAAGCTAAACATAAAAAGGTTATACATGAAAATACTGTTAAAAATAATGAATTGAATGACCGTGCAATGAGAATGGCAAATGAAATTGATAGTCTTTTGAAAGAAGGCGAAAATTTTAATACTCAGCAGAAAATCGTTGAAACAGATGACGTTAACCTTGAAGATTTGGGTGACATTGATGAATTAAGTGTTTCTGGTCCTACTGAAGGTGGTGGTACAGTAATTTAAGTATGGACAAAAATAATCATTTAGAGTAAATTATAGTATTTATAATAAATCGAACAAAATAATTATGAAAAACACTAACATAGGAATAGCCAATTTAGTAGTTTCAAACAAATTAAGGGATTCTTATTTTAACAACAGTCTTATTGAGGAATCCAAAAAAATAACAACTGATTTTTTTGAAGTTGTTAAAAGTTCGCCTATTTTACAGTTAGAGTTTAAAGTTTTCAATAATTTAGAAAATAAAACCATTGAAAATGATTTAGCGGCAACACGCTATATTGACAGTAATATAAAATTGTTCGAAGTATATACTATTGATGAAATAGATAAAGAACGTCTGAAATTAAATGAATTTTTGAAGGGTGGAAGCATGGTTCTTGATGGTATGCCGTCTGAACTCGAAAGAGGATTATTATATAATGCTATTGATACTCTTATATGCGAATCGCTTAATGATTGCGATAAAATCGATGTTGATGCAATGCATGAGTCATTTGATTTGGTTCTCAATCACATAAAAACACCTAAAACACAAGCATTAACTGAAAACATGGAAGTGAAGGATGTTAATGAAGATGTTATTGAAATTGCAATTAATAAATTCAACGATAAATATGAATCGCTCAATGAATCCGACAAGATATTATTAAAAAAACTCATTAAAGCCGATAAAAAGGAAAAAACAACAATTCTTGAAGAATATAAAACAGAATGCTTGGCAATACTTGAAGGCGTTGGTAATGATGATGCTGAAGAAAAAAAACTTAAAATTGCTAATGCGATTCGTAAAATAAAAGAAATGAAATACAACAAGAATACCATTAATGATGATATTATTGGTTTACATGAATTTAAAAAGGAATTGTTATAAATAATGAAAGGGCATCGAAAGATGCCTTTTTTGTTATAGTGATTTTAACATTGCAATTAATTCGGGTTGCGGTTGACAGTCGGATTTGCTTGGTAGATAACTAACATGTGTCCAAATGCCCGATTTTTGAGCGTATGCATCGTGTTCCGCAGTCCAAATGCCTGGAACAATATCTTTACCCCACATATCTACATTATCGCTGGAATATATATCATTAACATAACCTAAAGGTATTTTAGTCCACACTGAACTTATCGCATAGATTAAGGTTTTGAGTGCCCCAATTTGTTCGGGTGTATATTTTTCAAAACCATAGAACCCATGATATCCTTTAGAATATTGTGGTGCTGTGTATTGAATAACATTGGTGATTGGCTTATTTCTTGTATCGGCAACAGTATTACTGTTTTGTACTGGAGGATACCAATATCCATCAGAATAAACTAAACCGCCCCAACTATCAATTTCAATTCCAATTGATTCACTATTTAATTTTTCATTATCTATTCCAGCAGTACCATATTCAGTTAATAACTTATCTGTTATTCCTAAATGATATGCCCAATAATTGGTTGAAAACAGTTGAAGTATTTCGCCACGTCTTGTAATAATAAATGATACGGCAACCTTATCCGAATTTTTTTCCCACCATAATATGTCTTGCGCTGAACCATCACCACTTGCAGTATGATGCAATACGATTTGTTTCTTTTCGGTAGAAGTTTGATAATATCTATTTGAGGGATAGTAAATATATCTATAGTCTTTTACAGAATTAGATAAATATTCTGCAACTTTATCGTTTGGAAATTTTGGGTCTAAATTGAAATTAGCGGATTCAGCTACATTTGCACCAAATGCATCAAAGGGTTTTGTTAATTTAAGATTTTTGGGATTAGAAACAATAGTATTTCCTTTTGTTATATCAGGATATTTTATTTCATTATATCCAAAACATTTGCCCTTTAATTTATAACCTGTTGGCAATCCTTTTGTTTCGAGAAAATTGTCTTGGTCGCCTAACACACCAAAAACTTTTAATGCATAATCAAGACCAGATTTTTGATAATCGGGGTTGCCTTTATTTGCATTATTACATCTTTGAATTGATTTAGTGTATGTGTTTGACATATATAAACCTCTGTTATAACAAAATAGTGTTGTGCTTGTTAAAGAATCGCTTTTATTTGCTATGTCTTTCATGTATCGGCATTGTGCCTTTATCATTAATTCCGGATTATCAATAATATTCTGATGAAGAATAGGTCTATTATGCCTTGCATTTATAAATGTACTGCTTCTGACATGATATGAATCCTTGTTTCTATTTTCATCTAACCCATCAATTAATGTTGCTATTTCAGGTGGAGTCATTTTTGCTGTACTTCCGTCATTTTCAACAACAATTCCAAAAAAAGTGGACATTTCAAATTGATTTATTCCTGATGCGGCACTGTCACCGCCAGAATATGTCCACATAACATATTTAGATTCTATATATGCTTGTGCAGCGATAACATTTGCATCCATTTTATACATTTCGCCATATTTATTGAACCAAGCAATTAGTGCATTTGCAAGCATTTCACCTGTAGTTACTAAAGTACCGCCATAGGTAAAATTAGCTGTCCATGTTTGGTCAACTAATGGTGGACCAGTATATGGCATCGGATATTTATTTTTACCCGAAAGTAATTTTGCGCCACCAGTTTTACTGTCTGTACAAACTGCACGAATAAACGCTTCGCCTTCTTCTGTTATTGATACATATGCCATATTATTGGATTTTAAATGTATATAATGAATTAAATTGTGATAGTGGCGGGTTGCCCAAAGCACCTACACCAATTGTAACTTCATTTGCCGATGCCATTGCCACATTAGTATCATTCGTATTTCCACCTTCGAAACCTACAATAGAAGACGATTGCAATACTCTTGGAACTGGGTATTTTAATATTTTAGTGCCAGTAAAACTTGTGGTCATTTTATTTGGTTCAACATTATGTTCAACGCCTAAAATAATGTATGCGCCATTATACATTGGAATGTTTTCCAATTGAAAATATTGCGTTGGCTGAATCATCATATTTCCTAATCCTAATACGGTTGCCCTATATGACCTGTTTTCGTATAAGTTATATAAGTTCTGCCCTTTTGGTGGTGGTGCATTTAATTTATTATCACCCGCCAATCTTGACAATATTTGCAAAGATTCATTGGTTTCTGGATATTCCTTACTGTCTATTTTTATGTCCTTGAACATAGATTGTGCCTGTGTACCAAATTTAACCCTAAATGCCCTTACTTCTCTATATGGAAATTCTGAATTTTTTGCCGTTTGATTATCATCCGTTGGAATTGCTTCACATTCTTGAAGTGAAAAATCGGGCACTCCCGGTGTACTGATTTCAAGAATACCGTCATCAACAAAATTACCACCCATATTTCCAATACCTGTTGGATAACTTGACGAACCACCAATATACATGCAAACGAATGCAGGACTTGAAGTTATGTCCATTTGAGTGTCGATTTTAAATGATTCTTCCCAACCCTTATTTTCAAATTTCATGAAATTTTGCAATGGAAAGAACTCAAAGCCGTTCATGGACAATATTTGAGACAATACGCTAAATATTGATACGTCAGGATTATCCATTAAATCAATTAACATTTCTGGATTGATAATTGTATTTCCAATTGGGTTCATTGCCCTATCGACAAAAACAAATGCATCTATTAATGTTCGATTGTTTGTTGCGGTTAAATTTTCACTAATATCAAGCGGATATCCAAGATTTTTATTGTTTTTATTGGGAGATGTGAGCCATTTATCATTAATGTTTTTAAACGAATAATATGTTTGTGTGATAATGTCTTCATCACCAGTCATTTTTTTATTTTCTTCTTCCTTATTAGCAATTTTAGTTTGTTGTGCTTGAATATCAATTGCTAAATTTTCAAATAATCCCTTAAAATAATTTCTATTAACCGCATTTTTATTTACATATTTTTTGATACCATTAATGGCACCAGTATTAATTGTATCAATAGATTCATAACCTATTTCTGTATTGGTCCAAGGCAAGAATGTTAATTGATTGTAATTGATTATGTTGTTTTTTGCTGAAGTGTCCACATTAATTAACAATGGTTGTAGCACTACATTGAAGGCTTTTCCGT